ACCGTTTCCCCTACAAGCTTGAAGGCCCGGAGCCTTCGCATCTGTCGGAGAAGAAACTTATGTACTGGCTTTAGAGTGAAGTAAGTAAGAGGGGGCCCCTTGGAAATGACCCGCACCTTAAGTGCCTCTGGTAAGGCGACCAGCTTAACGTTGGCCTCTTCACTTCTCGCACGTTCGCGCGCATTGTCGAATACCTCTCGGTACACGGCTCCGACCTGAGTCCGAAACTCGGGTCTAACCTTAACGCGTACGAATCTTTCATCACTAATCTCATCGTCACCCTGGTCCAATTCGACGGCATCCCGGTACAGCTTCGCAGCTGCGCTGGGGTGTACACGATTCATCAAAATACTCTCTTCCATCAGTGTTCCAAGAGTGCCGAACTTGCTACGCGAGTCGACATAATTAGCTTTCACTGAAGGAGTATACGGATGATAGAGATCATGCGGGGATAACCGCCGTGTAAAGACCTCACGACAGGTTCTCCTTACTTCCTCGGCTATTACGGCCTTTGAGGAGAATGGGGAGAACGGCGTCGACTTAACCGTCGTCAAAACCTGCTTGGTACTCACAATCGCCTGTTCAAGGGCATCATCTCCAGGACGCGGCATTCCCTTTTTTGTAAAAAGGATACCCACGGCAAAAGATCGAGCTTGGGAGGTCTCCGCAATCAAGCGAAAGAACCGGCCAAGTGATCCCCCTGCGAGCTGATTCGGATGGTCAATCGCCGAGAAAGGTTTCTCAGGCAACTTACCCCGAAGATGGTGAGCCATGTAGGCGGCTAGCTTATACTTTAAGAACTTAATCCAACCACACTCCGCTGAGCATATCTGCCAGTGAGTGAGGGTCGACCTTGCATCGAACGAATCCGAGCGAAAGCCGTAAAGTTTAGCATAGTCAACCAGAACTTCGAGAGATAGAACAAGCTTTTTTCGAACATCCGCCGAACAAGCGGATGGAAGGGAGCTTCCTATCATTGGCCCGGAAGATCTACTACTTTGTACTTCGTGTGAAACTGAGGTGGCATCATCCTTATCCGACTTCGTCGACCCGTACTTCTTAAAGTACCTTGTCAATGACTTAGTCAATTGGACATCGGGATTAGCTCCATCAAGCATCTCACTCAGAGTAGAAACGTCCTCCAGTGTCGTTGGCATATTGCGCACAGCGCTTCCTGAACGGGAAGAGCTGCTGATCA